CATTGTTAAGCTGAGCTTTTACCGCTTTCGAACCGTCTTCGACAAATACACGGGGTACGCCGACTAGATTGATAGAACGGCTGATAGTCATTAAAAGCTTGTTAATTTCGACCTGGGTGCCCATTAGCTGCTCGGCAAGGGACTGGCCAAAAAATCCTAATAAGCGTTGGCTATAGGTGATAAATACGAAGGGGAACTTGTCTTTGGTATACTCTTCGTCTAATAGCGTGACATTGGTGCAGGCGATGGTATGTCTACCGTCTCCTGCGTCTGGACCGGAAGGAAGATGCCAGCCTTCGATGACCATAACTTGATCAGAAGCGGTTTTGCTACTATCACCGGCGGTATCGGGATAAGCTTGCTCAGCTCGCATAATAGCATTGGTGTGCTCTGGAAACATATCAATTAGCACTTCTCGATCAACAAGCTTTAATTGATACATCTGACGGGGGTTTCCGTACAATCCGTCGTTTGGGTCCACTAACAATTCTGTAAACAGCACTCGTTCTAATTGTACTTTTTTGTCTTGACCTTCATAAATCTTAATACAACCGGTGCCTAGCACTGCGGCATCGCGTAAAGCCTGTGTACCTAAATCATAAGCCTTAGTGCGATAAAACTCACCCATTACAAACTGATTCAACTGCTTAGCAAGATTACGTGATTTATAGTCTCCATTGTCAGTAAGAAAGACAGGACGGGGTCGTGATTGTGTCAAGCGGCTCACCAGCGTGTCCACGCAGGATTGTACTACGTTCATAGTAGGACGATCCAGAGGCAGCTGGTTGTTCTGGCTTAGTTTGTTTAAGCTAGTTCCAGCCATCCCGAACAAAGGCATGTTCGCGTATAAACGCGAGTAGATAGAAGCTTGTCTATAACGAAACTGTAATTGTTCTTTTAAAAACGCCGCGGTCGAAACAAGGGCTGCCCCCCGTTCGCTTTTGTTGCCAGCCTTCCACCATTTAGCAGGACCGCCTTCAATGGCTCTAGATTGTGTGCGGACTGAAACAGTCTCACGCACGCCTTGATCGCGTTTAGTAATTTTTGCCATAAATTATAATTGCCCGGCTGACCACATTAAAATGTCTTCATCGGTATACTGAGGCTCAGGCTTTTCCTGTGCTGATTCATCAGCTTTAAGCTTTTGTTTAGGAGGCGTCAATACTTCAATTGACAAAGAGACTTCGGGAGTGGATATAGTTTTGATGCTATACTTATGGCATAGTTTAACTAACTTTTCCAGTTCCTTCAAGTCCATTTTATTCTCCTTGTTTTGCAAACTTGCTAACCCTTCTTCGAGCCATAATCTTTTCAAGACGTTTTTTTGGATTATGTTCCATGCTGTCATGGAAAGCACTCTCGTGGCTTTCTCCGTGCTCTTCTTCTTCTACATCTGGATCAAATGATACGTGATGGTTAGAAGTCATCTCACCATAAGGATCGGCCAAAAATTCATCACTATGCCACTCATTACCCATTGGTTCGTTCTCAAGCTCATCTACATAATCAGGACGGCTCATGTGGCTATCCACTTCACCTTCCATTGACTCATCATCCATCACTTCGCCGCCGTGAGCATAACATCCCATAGCGCACATCTTAGGTCCGCCATGTTCGCAAACTTCTCCGCCTTCTGCAAACTTAGAAGCTGTTTTAAACTTTTTATATTTTTCTGGATCAACTTTTGACATTGGATTTTTAGCATGATCTGGGCTAAGCTTTTTATTCATCGGCTCACCTTTGTGAGGTTCTTTAACGCCTGGGATCATTCCGCCTTCGGCCTTTTTCATAGCCTTACGTCGAACAGCATAAGCAATAGCAACAGCTTGTTTGGGTTCTTTTCCGTGACTAATTTCAGTTCTAATGTTTTCTTGCAAAGTCTTTTTGGATTTACCGTGTTTCAGTGGCATTTTAATTCCTTTTATCAATAGCTTAAATAGCTATCTAAACTGCTTACCTAAACACACCTACCAATCAAAGTCATCGTTTTTATTAGCGTTCTCTAAGTTTTTAAAATGTTCCTCAGCTTGAGCTTCCATGCGCGCAATTTCCTCGTCTTGCCATTCTTTTGACCCATAAACCACCGTTTTTGGCTTTCTAGCGTGCGTATAAGCGTAACTTTCGCGCCAGGCGTATAACACGGCTTCGCAGATGTCCGAGTGGAACCTGCGGCTTATAACGCGTTTATCAGGGGTGCTCTTGTCTGTGTCCCACTCCACCTTCATGCAGTCTTGTGCAAACACGCTATCGCTCTTTGCTTTTAAAGCGCCGGTGCGCATTGCATCGTTTAACAGTTCTATGTATTCAATTTTACGTACCTTTTCCGCAGGCGTTACTGATATGCGATAACGTTTTGATATCTCTTCAGAAATCTTTTTACCCAGCCCACCAGTGTCGACTACAATCTTGTTAATCTCATACTGCATACGTAACGTTTCAATTTGATTGACTAATTCAGTTATCCCTTGGTGTTTCGTAACGATTTCTTCCACCAAGTACGTAGAAGGGCTATCCTCGTTCCAAGCAAGAAGGCATAAAGCATCAGCATCTTGATACCCAAGGTCCACCCCCAAAATATAATTCCACTTGCCCGGAGGCAATTCATCATAGTCATTCACTTTTGTATCGTAATGATAAACCAAAGAATCGGTGTCAAGCATCCACTTACCAAACCACTCACGTTGAATGCTGGGATGATCTGCTGTCACACCACGGCGCTTGAGCTCTTGCTCGAAGACTTCTTTGTGGGACATGCCTGCTTTTTGGGAGATGTGCGGATTATCCCAAAAGCCCCAAGTATGGAGTGACCAATTGCTAGAACGACTAATAGTATAAAACCAGCCAGAAGGAATAGGCCCGGGAGTGCCGATAGCGCAAATAGTGCCTGCGTGATCCAAAAGAGCGGGGCCAATGATATCATTTACAAGCTCCTCGATAAATGAAGGAAATGATTGACACTCGTCAATGTACACCTTCTTGATTGCAAGTCCACGAAATTTTTCGATCTCAGACTTGTCAGCTGCTCCTGTACAATAGATAGTAGAGCCCGATGGAAACATAACAGATAATTCTGATGAATTGAAAACGCCTCCAAGATTGAACTGTCTGTTTATTTTTTTTAACTCTGGCCATACAATACGCTTAGCATTACTACGAGACAAAGTGATATAAATACAAATAACATCGATATTATTCACCGCTGTGTAAACAAGATCTGCTGCGCAAGATACTGTCTTACCTGCTCGTCTCGTGGTTACCGCTACCTTAAAGCGACTTTTGTCGTTAACAAATTTGAGCTGTTCCTTAAACAAAAACTCCTCAAGCTTAAAAGGATTTTCCTTTCGCTTTTTAAGTTCTGCTAATACGTCTTTAAGATTTGGATCCATTTAATAATTCTTTAGCAAGCTTTTGCAATTCATCGTCAGGCACAGCTGCCAATTCTTCTTTCTTTTCTTTCTTAGCTTTTGCTAAGTCAGATAATAATTTAACGTAAGCTACTAAATCACGTGCCGATTTGTCAGAAAGCTTGCGGTTAGACACTTCCAAGTAAATATGGTTTATGTCTCGTTTTACCGCATCACTAGCTTTCTTAAGCAGCTTATCCAAATCATCCATTGTCCGCCTCATCTGCCAAAATGATTGACAAAACATTGCTCATCGGGACAAATGCTTTAATACTGCTGTCAGTAATCGTCACCCCTGTATCCCCCACTTCCATTTTAGCTGTAGGGTATTTCTCGGGAAGAATAGACACTGCTCCTAGAATTTTAGTACCAGGTATTGTAACTGCTTGTTTTAGATGTAACACTTTAGCTTTCATTATCTCTCCTATACGAATGGATCAAAATCCCATTCTTTTGGTTTTATAGATCTTCCTACTTTTGTTAGATGTGTCACCAGTGTAACATTTTGTGGCAACAGCATTTTGGCTATTCCCATTTTACGCCATGCCTTCTTAACAAAAATCCAATCAAGAACATTATCTCGATAGCAAACATATCCTAAAATGACATCAGGATCGTCCGCAAGAGCTGCCACCTTCACTGTGCATAAAGGCAATCTGCGCTCAATAAATAGTTTATAGTTTTTAAAAAAAGATTCTTTCTTAATCCTATTCATCCACTCACAGCCATGATATAACCCCAAAAGCCATGTAGAATAAATAAGAGGCAAGTCTTCTTCTTTTACATCTCTAATCTGAATTGTATTTGATGTAGCTTGCATACTTCTTAATAATTTTACTTACCCAATTGTGATGCAAATTTACCTTCTTTGCGATCTCTCGTTGGGGCACTCCCTTCGTGTGCATTTCCCAGATTTTCTTATCTCGTTTATTTTTGAACTTAAAGTCATGTAACATTTGACTTGCAAGCTCATAATACCGCTGACGTTCAGCAAAACTATCGGGGGAGAAGTATCTTTGAAACTCGATGCTATCCCAATGCAGTAACGGCTCCCCCGAGACAAATACATTCTCTAGGTCTTTAAAGCCAGAACGAGCTAGCTTATTATACCACTTCTTTTGAAGTTTCTGAAAGTCCTTCTTTTCCATTTTCTTGTTCTTTCTTAGGTGCTTTATCAGGATGCATCATGTAGAAGGCGAGCTCGTTTGCCCGAGCCTTTCTCATCATACGGCCCAGTAAATCTGGATCAAAAGAATCATTGTCTTGTGGTAAATGTTGAATGAAAGCAGCAAACAATTTTTTGCCGTCTTGATCAACAGGAAATCCCTGCTGAACCAAGAATGCTTCTGCTTGCTCCTCGAATCCCTCAGAGGTTTGAGCAATTTTAATCAGTTTGGGCTTCTTGCTGAACACTTGGAGCCTCCTCGGATTTAGATTGCTCAGACTGTTTTAGCTCAACAAATTCCTTGTTGACAGCTAACAATCGATTATTGATCTCATGCAAACCAGCTTTCATCTGTTCTAGCTGATACTGCACTTCACCTGCGCGTGTACACAGATCAACATATTCTTTCTTGATTTCTTCTTCACTTCTCATTACACTTACTCCTTTTGCTTTCAACGCTCTGCGTTGTTTTCTATTCAACTTCATATATAGCATTATACCACAAAACCACTTGACTGTCAAGAGATTTTGTTATATAATAGCTTATATGTCAGCTTATACTAACGCCACGCACATGTAACATACATACGTAACTATAGTGTCGGCGTATTACTAAGCTACATATGTCAGCATTATACTACAATTTTTTACACTTGTCAAGCACTATTTTGTAAGTATTTGATATTATTACAAACAAAGTTCTTGACAACAAATTACTTGTTTTGCTAATTTAGGCGTGTTATACTACAACAAACAGGAGGCAGTATGGACTTTGGACTTGCAAAAGTTATTGAATGGGACGGCAAAGAAGGCTTGTTGGAAGACGAACAGGGCGAAGTGATACGATTTACTGATTCAGACATTCATCCACGCGATATTGATTACGTAACGGTTGGCACTGTTGTGGTCGTACCTGAGGAAGGCTACTTAGAATTGACATCACAAGGCTTTTCTCACTACGTTGACAGCGACACTGACCAGATGCAATGTGTGCATATGGACATACGAAATGGCTTCTGCGAGGACTGCGGAGAAAAAGTAGATTGACTTTTGATCGCAGTTGTGGTATAATACCTGTATATGAAATTAACAAATAAACTTAATCTTCCACAGCCTATTGTTAAAGCTGTTTCTAACGATGGCTATAGCAGCGGCGATTGCGATATTTCAGTTACGTCATTGTTAAAGCCTCCTCAGATGCTGGCACTTGAGAAGCAATTCGGTGACCAGCTTGAGGAGGATGTGTCTGATCGCATCTGGAGCTTGCTTGGTCAAGTTGTGCATGGCATTCTTGAACGAGCAGAAGAGACTGCTATTGCTGAGCAACGCCTTGCTATTGAGGTGGACGGTTGGAAAGTGTCTGGCCAGATGGATAGATTCCTTCTGAAAGAAGGCATATTACAGGATTATAAATTCACATCAGTGTACAAAGTGAGAGACGGCGTTCCCGAAGAATACGCAAAACAGCTGAACATTTACGCGCATATTTTGCGTAAGCACGGAAGAACAGTAAACAAGCTACAGATAGTAGCCATACTGCGTGATTGGTCAAAGAACCAATATATACGCGAAGGAGATCCCTACCCGGCACAACAAGTGGTACTGCTTGACGTGCCTATCATACCTGATGAGGAGGTGGCAGCTTATATCGCTGAGCGAGTAGCCCTTCATAAAGCTGCTGCCTCCCAATCTCCAATGCAACTAGCTGAGCTATCTCCCTGTTCCGCAGAAGACAGGTGGGCTAAGGGAGATGTTTGGGCTGTAGTGAAAAAGGGACAGAAGAAAGCTACAAGACTTTGTCAAAGCGAAGAAGCAGCTCAATTAGCAATAGAAGCGTTAGGCCCCGGTTATAACATTGTTTTTAGACCGGGCGAAAGCGTTAGATGCCGAAGCTACTGCGCAGCTGCTAAGTTTTGTGAGCAGTATAAGAAATCTAAACCACAGAATGATGGAGACGATGATGAAAATTAAAATTGATGATTTGAAAATGCTAATGGACTATTTGGAGAAAGAACTAGTTGAAGAAGTGGACGTCACCGTGGTTAGTGCTAATTTTGCCACCTACTTTACTTTTACTGACGCGGACGGTAGAGAATGTGAGATTACATTGTACGATTCTTTACGAGACATGCGCCCAGATTTGATGAAAAAAATGCAATTAAAAACCAGACTAAAAAAGGAGACCCAATGAGTGACGGCATGACCGAAGCATACAGACGAGTGATTGTTACAAAAAAGATTAACAAAAATATTGTTATAGATATAGACTTACAACGAAAAGCCGTCAGAATAATTAATAAGCTTGACGGTGCAAACGAAGTAGAGCTAAAGATTAAAACGTTAAACACGATCATGGCAACAGTTAATGAGGTGTTGGATGACGAATGAAGAAAGTTTGGAAATGAAGCTTGTTTTATTTAAAACAGCTTTACAAGCTATTATCACCCGAGAGGGCGTATTAGCGGTAAAATCCAAAGAACAAGTCGCTAAGGAAGCGATGGAGTATGCCGAGAAGGCAATACGAATCTGGGAGCGTAATCTGTACGAAAAAAGCGTTCTATAACAAAGGAGAGAACATGAGTAAAACAGCCAGTGGCGGATGGGCCACTAGAACAAAGACAGCTACACAAGCTGTCCCGTTAACAAAAAGCACAGGCGATAGAGGTGAGCGACGCACCGCGGTGGTGGAAGCGTTCACTCCTAAATCGTATAAAACAGGAAGCTTTGGCGTTGAGCTAAAGTATTCTGTTGCTGGGTTGAAGAAGCCAGTGTATGAAAACATTGTATTGACAAAGCTCAATGACAATGGTACAATGGAACCAACCAAGTATGGTGAAAGCAACCTAAAACGACGACTACAGGCCTTCGGACTTGATAGCGACGCAATCAATGCGTTCCCTATTCCGAGGTCTCCGAAAGATGCCGGCAACGAAGCTTATAATTTGTCCGGCACTAATGTCGCTGTCTATCTGGTTGACGAGGAATACTTAGGAAAGCCCACAAAGCGAGTGAGAGCTGTATTCCCGATCGACGGATAGCTTATAGCCGTGAATGTAAATCGGCTCGATAGCCGTGGCCCCGAGGCTTAAATCGGGGCATTATTAATGCAATACAAAATTGTAAAAACATTAGAGCAGTTTCAAAGTATTGTAGCCGGATGGGCGGGCGAAATAGCTTGTGACATTGAAACCCACCCAACTTGTATTTTAGGCGTATCGCTATCGCCGCTAACAAAAACTAATAACGTAGATGCTATCTACATACCATTTAAAATATATGATAAAAAGAATTCAATTTTTTCTGATTACGCTGATAAAGATGTCGTCGCTTTTATCGGCACTTGGCTTACTAACCATAGTCTTGTGGGCCATAACTTTACTTATGATAAAACTCATCTTGATAAGCAATATAATATCGACACCAAATGGGTTGCCGATACCCGGATAATGTGGCATTTAGCTTCTGCTCCAGCTGGCCCTAGGCCCTATGGGCTTAAGGATGCTCAGGTAGAATTATTAGGTATGGCGGAAAAGGGCAGCGAAGAGCTCAAGCGTAATATAAAAGCTAATGGAGGCAAGGGCGACGGAAGTGACATGCATTTAGCCGACTTAGAGGTGTTAGCTAAGTATGCGGCGCTAGACGCCCATTCCACTATAAAGTTATACCATGTTTTGTATGCATTTTTTGACGTAAATGATTATTGGTGGATGTTGGCACAAATGATGCAATACAATATCTTGTTGCAACGCAACACCGATAGTGGTATAGTAGTTGATGTACCAGGGTTGGAAAAAGCACATAATCGACTTCTCCGAACAAAAGAAGCTGCTAAAGCTAGATTTTACAAGGAGCTTAAAAATGAAATTGATTCCCTCGAAAAGGACTGGGCAGATCGTCGAATTGCCGAGTATAAGCGAGAAAGTAACAAGGCTTGGTATGCTAGTCATCCTGAAAAATGGGAACGCTTTAACCTCAATTCTGACGCGCACAAGCGGGAACTCTTTTTTGAAAAGCTCGGCCATACTCCCACAAACTTTACTGAGGGAGGCAAAGCCAGTGTTGACGGCGACAGCATCAAGCGGCTCCCAGGTGATTTTGTACAATCTTACTTAAAATATGAAAAAGCTAACACACTATCTACTAACTTTTCTGGACCATATCTTGCTAGCTGTGGAGACGGGCGGCTTCATCCTGGCTTCAATATCTGCGGGACTGTGTCATATCGGCTATCTGGTTTTAAGCCTTATCTTCTCAACGCTCCGTTTGATGAGAAGGCAATACTTAAAAATCTTAAGTGCGATGAGGGGTATGTTGGGGTACACGCGGACTTATCGGCAATCGAACCGACAGTTACCGCACACTACAGCGAAGACCCATCGTTGCTCAAAGTGTTCCGGGACGGGTTAGGAGATATTTATTTGGACCTGGCGCTAGAACTATTTAAAGACGATAGGGAACTACGTTATGGCTACAATCCTAATATACCAATCACAACGGAAGTTAAAGAGAGATTTGCTAAGCAGCGTAAGATCGCCAAGGTCATACAGCTTGCGGTACAGTATACAGGCACTAAGCACACAGTGTCTAAAAATCTTACAAAAGAAGGCATACCAACTACTGTCGAGCAAGCAGACGAATATGTAAAAGCCTACTGGCGTAAGTTTGATGCTGTAAGAAAGTTTAACTATCAATTACGCGAAGTGAACCGCAATAATGGTCACCTTCGCAATATTATCGGGAGGATAATACGTGTCCCAGACCCAGAATATAAAGACTTACCTAACAGATTTGTACAAAGTAGTGCGCACGACATACTCATACTATGGGTGCTTAGTATCTATGGGCGTTGTAAGGAGGAAGGCATTGAAATCAAGCCTATCCTACTTGATTGTCACGATAGTACCAGCAATCAAGTCCCTAAAGCGCAAGGAGAACGACTCAGACAAATATACGCCTCCACCCTCGACGCTTTGAACAGAGAGCTTGGATTGTGTGTAAAGATTCGAGCAGAGTCGAAATTCTTTACAACATTAGCAGGACTAAAGAATGAAGAATAAACTTGACTTTGTATCCGAATTGTGGTACAATGATTTATGATTGGAGATAAAATGAAAAATACGTTATTATTAGTAGTGTCTATAGTGTTAATAGCAATTTGTTTTGGATGCAAAGCCGATCAACATGCTGACGTAATTCAGCTAAACGAAAGTAATTTAGTTCAGCTTAATTTGCCTATTATTGGCAATACAGCATCGGAAGTGCAAAAACAACTTCTTGAGAAAGATTCAAAACTTCGAAAAGGCGTACCAATTTACCTAGTGCTCAATACTCCTGGCGGGAGTATTCAAGATGGCCTTATGATCATTGAGACTGCTAAAAGCTTAGGTAGGCCAATACACACTATTAGCATCTTTAGCGCCAGCATGGGATTTGTTATTTCGCAATATCTTGACAAGCGTTATGCTTTAGATTCTGCGATCATCATGACCCATAAAGCCCGCGTAGGCGGTGTAGGCGGCGAAGTACCAGGAAGTTTTATCAATATGGCAAACTATTTGTTAAATTATGTGAACAGCATTAACGAAAAGATTGCTAAACGATCCGGTAAAGAGTTGGAAGACTATAACAAGCTTATTGAAGCTGATTTCTGGATGGGATCAGATGTGGCTATTGATCACAATTTTATTGACAAGAAAGTGATGATTGCTTGTGACAAGTCGTTACGAGGCTACGGTGAGCCACAGCAAGTGGATCTTGGCTGGTTTGCTGTGACTGTAAAGTTTCACAAATGCCCACTAGTCACGCAGCCACAGCTTGTGCAAGGTCAATCTAAGTTCTTTGATCTTATCGTAAAAAATAAGAAAGAGCTTATTACACAGTTTCCTAATTTGTTTCAATAAGGAGATATAATGTGGTTGGTTATACTTACAGTCTCTTTTCTACTACCGCTGACTATGGCCCTAAGCCTCGTTTTGTGGATGCTCTACAGAGCGACCTTCGGGGGTTTAAGTCTCTCTATCAAGTTACTGAGGAGACCGCGAAGGCCATTGAGCAGGCAGGAACTGTTAAGGGATTTAAAGGTATTGTCTGGTCAGAAAGGCTCTGGCTCGACTTTGACAACGAGGACGCCGCCCGACGAGCCGACGGCAAGTTAAAGGAGATGGGATATGACTATGTTTGCTATACGACTGGTAACCGGGGTTTGCATTTTGGTATATTACGCCGTCATTCACCCAGTCATCTACTTCCATTACTGGATAAGTCGTGGGTTAAAACGCACTTCCCCGAAGCCGACAGTTCCATCTACACCCATTTACATCCGTTCAGAATACCGGGAACCGTCCATGAAAAAACAGGGAGAGCAAAGATTCTCCTCTCTGAGTGCGGAGGACGTACGCTTACACTTCCCCCACTTAAAAGGGAAGAAGTGCAAACTTTTTCTCCTGGACAAAAACAAGGAAAAAGCGTATTTGATTGTTTCTTCGTGATGGCAAATACGGTGCCTGTAGATGCGGGACAACGACATGGCACATTGATTAAACTTATTAACGCCTTAAAGAACGATGCAGGCGTAGGACTTGATGTAGCATTGTGGTGGACAAACGAATGGAATAAGATGTTGAGCGAGCCGAAGGAAGAGCATGAAATCGAAAAAGCCGTTAGATCAATATACGAACGATGAAATCGAGAAGTATCGGTTTCAGTTTGTTAAAAGCACCCTGCGCAGAGCTAGCTATCGCTGGCCCTGGAGAAACATCGCTGTAAAGCGAGCATGGGTAGAAAGAGGTAAATACATATGCGAAAAGTGCAAGGAAATAGTGCCCGCAAAAGAAAAGCAGTTAGACCACACAATTCCCGTGGTGGACATAAAAAAGGGCTTCGAAGGCTGGGACAAATTTTGCGAAAGATTGTTCACAGATGCCTCGGGCTTCAAAGTCCTATGTTTGAATTGCCACAACCAGAAAACAAAAAAAGAAAACGAAGCAAGAAGGAAGTATAAAAATGGCTAAAGTATTAGTAATAGCTGATACGCAAGCACCATTCATACATCGCGACTATCTTGCGTTCTTAAAGGCAGTACAGAAGAAATACAAGACTGACGTGGTAGTACATGTCGGCGACCTAGTCGACCACCATGCGCTAGGCGATTGGGACCATGATCCAGATGGCTTTAGCGCAGGTCAAGAGCTTAGGGAGGCTATTAAACAACTACAGCCTTATTACAAAGCCTTTCCTGAGATGAAAGTGTGTAAAGGCAACCATGACGAGCGTGTATTTAGACGTGCTATGAAGTACGGTATACCACGTGCCTACTTACGTGAATACCGCGAATTTTTAGAAGCGCCCAAGGGGTGGAAATGGCAAGACAGAGTGGAAATAGACGGCGTTGTCTATAAGCACGGTTTAGGGTATTCAGGGGTGCAAGGTGCGATACACGCGGCCAAAGACGAGCTTAAATCGTGCGTGATAGGCCATTTACATGCAGACGCAGGTGTGTTATTCTGGGCTAATTCTCAAGTGCTGCTGTTCGGTATGAACGTAGGTTCGGGCATCGACAAAGATGCATACGCATTTGAGTATGGCAAGCACATGCGCAAAAAGCCTATTTTAAGTTGCGGTGTAGTGATAGATGGCAATCCCGTTCTCGTCACTATGCATTTAAACAAACGGGGCAGGTGGACAGGTAAATTATGAAGAACATAACATTAACCTTGACACAGTGGGTGGTTGTGGTATTATCAAGTATTGTGGGGCTATTAGCAGTAGCTTTTAAGCTACAAAGCAATGCCTTACAGTCAGCTAAATTAAAATTGCTAGAAAAGGATCTTGATATCGCGATTGCCAAAGATGCCGCTAATATTGCAGAAAAGAAACGAAGATTAAAAGAGGCTAAGAAAAAATGAGACTGACACCCATACTGATCATATACATCGCGCTAATGTGTATGTTAGCGTTGGTGGTTAGAGAATTAAACTATTGTACAGAACAACTAAAGCAGGTGATACATGAAACCCAAGATGCACCGGGATCTTCCGATAGTATTGATTGAGGCTATTGATCATTGCATGGATACGCCTCGCAATCTAAGAGAAGACATTATGAAATTCCAAGTGGTGGGCATTTTGTTTGCCGAAACAAAAGATGCCTGGTATTTAGCAAGTTGGTTGTTTATGAAAGACATCAATGATGCCAATAACGAGGGGTTTATGATTGTTAAAACTCCAGGAGCAAAGCTTACAGTGTTGGGAAAGGCGGGCAAATGAAAAGATTGTTTGTAGTGATGTGTTTGCTACCTTCTCTTTTGTTTGGAGCTGGAAAGCGCACAAAATGTGACGAAATTGTAAATGCTTGTGAAGAAGTTGTAAAGGCACAGGATCAAGCAATTGTAAACCTAAAGAAATCAGTTGTTGTACTAAAACAGGAGCTAGAAAGCGAAAAGAAGCGCACACCAGCTTGGATGCTAATTCTAGGAGGAATAGCAGCAGGCGTAATACTTAACTCTACTGTAGGTAAATAGTATGCGTATTTTATTAATTGTTTTATTATTTCTTAACAGCTGCGGAAAAGCCACACCATTTCCAGCTTATGTAGTATTTGACGAAAGCGTGTCCGCAGACCTTATTGAATCATTCTATGACTCCGTAGAGGATTTAAATGATTTTCTAGGTCAAAAGTTTTCGTCGTTTGATCCTCCAAAAAACAGATCAGACGCCTATCCGATTATCATTTCCTATTCCGAAACAGAGTCACCAGACGGCTACGCGGGCCTAGCTCTTATAAGTTCAAACATGTGTGCTATCACTATCTATCCTGTCACTTTACGAAAAGGACTGTTAAAGACCGTTATGTGGCACGAATTAGCCCACTGCGCTGATGTGTTGCATACAGACACAACTGATGATATAATGTCTCCAGCAGTAAGAGACATTGGTTGGTATACCGAAGAAGCAATGCTAAGATTCAAAAATCAAGTGTTAGAAGCTTTACACAATAGGTGAAAAATGGGCGGAAAGAAGTTTGACCAAGACAAACTTAGAGTGGATTTACTACCTACCGAAGCACTGTTTGAAGTGGCCAAGGTACTCACTTTCGGGGCCACCAAATACGGTGAACATAATTGGAGAGATGGAATAGAATGGTCTAGGGTGTACGCTGCGGCACAAAGACATATGATGAAATGGAACGCAGGCGACACGTACGATGACGAGACAGGTATAAACCATTTAGCTCACGCTTGTGCCAATTTACTGTTCCTACTCACTTACGCCCAACATAATGGTGATTTAGATGACAGATACAAAAAATAAGTACTGCTGTTTAAATAAGTTTAATTTTTACGAAATGTGCTCTAAGTGCTATAACGGCTATTTCACTGATCCAGGCTTTGAGGAAGCTATGAGAGAAAGCTGGGAATACGAGCCAAAGGTATCGTCCTCTTCTGTATGCGAATGTGGCAGTGAGGCTGCCGGAGGCACCACACATAGTCATTGGTGCCCGAAAGGGGAGAAATGACTATTTATTGTAAACAATGTAACAAGGACACAGACCATGTTGATCAAGGTTCTGATATTCGCCCTGACCGGCGTTACTATTGTAGCACATGCCGAACCACCAATACGAAAAGCTTGCCGACAGGTGATAGTGTTCAATCACACCGACCAGTGGACAAACAACGACCAAAGGGCCCTAAATCGGGCTCGTAATCGTTGCTTTATGATCTATCCCGATGCCCCTTGCTTAAAAAGATTTTACAAATTAGAATCTTTACGGTATACTGCTGTTTGTGGTAATTAAATACATCTTAATTTGGCCTGGCGTTATACAGGTATGGAGAGACAATGAGCTTATTTACGAAGGCACTAGTTGGCGTCAAGCTAAGCTTGCTACTTGCCCTTTTTAGCCTGCCCGCAAGGGCAGACACTGACAAAGCAGCCCACTTTGGGGTGGCCTATGCGGCTCAGTCCCTCACCTACGGCTTTGCTAAGAAGGCCTTTAGGCTTAATAGAACAGAAGCTCTTATATTCTCGGCATTTACGGTATTAGTGGTGTCTACAGCTAAGGAAGTGACGGATAGGAAATTTGATGCTGGGGATGTTAGAGCAAATATGCTAGGAATTGCAACAGCTTCCGCTACTGTGCTTATTTTCGACTTTTAGGGCTGGTTGTGGTGACAACCGTCGTGACGACAGGCACCCCTATAAATAGCTCTTTTTCGGCCTTACGACGCTTTACAAGGCCCGCTAGTTCCTTACCCCCAGCTTTGGTCCATTTATCAAATTCCAACGCAGCCTCGGTCATTTTATCCGCTTTTATGAGCTTTAGCATAGTGCTCTTTTTAAAAGCCCCTATTCCTATGTTATAAATAAAGCTTACAAGGGCATCAAATTGGTGTTGTCTGAGAGATTTGGGCTTGAGGACGTCAGTGAGGTCGAGAGCTACATCCATGATATGGGCTTTAAGCATCACGTCTGCGCTATGCTGGCTTATAACGAGCCCTTCTTGTATTCCAGGCCCTGTGGTGCCCCAGCCTATAGTCCAAACGCCTGCTGGGCATTTATAGGCCTTTAGATGGCAAGATTCAAACAGTTTGATCAAATCTTCTGCTTCTTTTGAGGCTATCATTTTTTGTCTGTTTGATTAAGCTTTTCAATAAGCATTTTAATGATGGGCATGCCGGAAATACGCTCAATATTCTCTAGTACACTTTTAAGCTCAGTGAGACCGATAAATCCAGCCAATATCTTCACTACAGGAAGCGCATCGCCAATCATATAACGTTCCGTCAGGAATCCCAGCATAACGACTAGCTCGTAGACAGTCGTTTTAATGATTGTCCGCTTAAGGCCTGAAGACGTAATCTTCTTGCCTTCTTTGCGGCTAGCCATTATGCCTGAAATAAGATCTGCAACTGTAAGCACCATTACGGTGATAAGCGTGGCTTTAATGGGCATGAACACCAACGCCACTGACATTAATAAAGCTGAAAGTTTTTGCATCATATCACGCGTATGGAGGAGCATTCTTATAAGGATGTCCAGCGGGAAGATCCCCTTGTATGCCCCATTTCCATGCTAAATATCCTTCTACTTTTAAAAAATTAGTGCTACCAATTGCTTCTGGAATTGCGACTATCTCAAAAACAACACCGTATAAATAAAATGTATTTTGAGGTCTTGACCTTCCTACGCTAAATACGGTAGCAGCTGTCGTAACACCAGAACCGCCATTAGTGCCATTTACACCATTTATTCTAGCATTACCTACCCCAGCATTCAATCCAATACTTATAATAGTGGCTTTTGACTTCACGGTAGAACCGGAAGCTTTCCCTAGCACAGACCCATTAAATCCACACATAACACCGCTTGTAACAGATCCATCATAATCTAAAACTAATTCCATAGAACTACTGCTCAAAGAAGTTCCAGTAGAAAAAGGTTCAGATATAGTTGCTGTCGAACGATCATCTTTCACCAGTACAATCCAAGAATAAGTAGACCCGGCTGGTAAAGTAGCTGTACTGTCTAAAGTTTGGGTATTGGTGTTTTGAAATACTATCCCAGGCTTTCCGTTTAATTGATTAGAGGAATACAAAGGAGCTAACCCGGTATTTGCCTGACTAACGTTTCTAGAACCTCCACTTTTATCATTCCATTGGGTAACTCTAATCCCACCTGAGTTAACAGTTTGCACTGTAGAACTATCATTAGCGTCTAACCACAAATTTGTAGTCATATTAGCCGGAGTCCAAAGTGGGGGGATTTTACATATTAATCTCAGTAAATTCATGTTTAATCCTCGAGATTAAAAGCCTAGAGCGTAGGTACCAAAGTAGTTTGTACCATCCCAATACAGGTTGATTATGTCGATTTTACCTGTAGTATTGGATAACGTAGGTGCACCAGCTGCCCCCCACTTTACAGTAACAGGCCATGTCACAGTACCGGGTGTTGCACCTTGAACAAGTTTAATCAAGTAAGCGCCACCTACCACGGGATTAGACAGGGTGATTACTAAAGGACCTGCAGCGTTAATAGTAGCCTGCTGACAGGGACCGTTAGTGAAATTAAGAGTGAAATTGCCGGTCTTAGTACCTTCATCGTATAGCTGTGGGCTAAGGATATAATTAGGCACTTGTACGGCACCTGTGGCTGTAACACGCAATCGCTCAACATGTGCATTAAGCGTTGAGCCTGAGGCACCTGCCGGAGCTGTTGCGATAATGACATCGCCGCCTGCACCCGTACCAGTTCCTCTGGCACCTGCTAATGTCAATGTACCTGCCGTAGCACTGGTGTTTGTGCCAGTAGCTCTAGAAGTCATTATTGTAAAATTTGCAAAAGATGTTACAGCAACTCCCCCAAACCCCAAATACATAGTTTCCATGTTAAAGGTGGTTGAACCTATATTTACAGAACCACCGCCAGCTGAGGCAGCAAAACTACCTATTACAATAGTTCTATCGCTAGCTGAAGAAGAAGCGTTTGCTCCAATTACAACACAACCATTGTTAGAAGATGCACTGTTACCGATACTGACACTTGAACCGCCACCAACAGCGCTATTTCCAATCGTTACACCGTTAGTAAAACCCCCAGCAGTACTGTGTCCAATTCGTATACAATTTGCGTCTTGGTTTCCTCCAGGGCTGTTGTTACC